CCGACTTAACGATCAACCTGAAACTAATGACAACGAGATGAAGCTTGCTGCGATTATGGGTACTGCTATCCACGCAGAAATTGAAAGAGCATTAGCAGATAATCCAGATGTATTAGTTGAAGTTGAAGCTGAATACAATGGAATGAAAGCACACATTGACTGTTTCGTACCTAGTACTGGTGATGTTATTGACTGGAAGACAAGCAAGGTAAAGAACCTTTCATACTTCCCATCAACACAACAGCGTTGGCAGGTTCAGACCTATGGCTACCTACTGGCTAAGAATGGTCACAATGTAAAACGTGTCTCGCTTGTCGCCATTGCACGTGATGGTGATGAGCGAGATGTTAAAGTTCACACAGAAGACTACAACGAAGCAATGGCATTAGAAGCCTTAGCTTGGTTGGAAGGTGTGAAGGTATCTACCGAGGCACCAGAACCAGAGCGTGAAGAAAACTACTGCAAATTCTATTGCAAGTTCTATGACGCAAGTGGGCAGTTAGGATGCGTTGGTCTAAAAAAAGAACGTATCGCTAGTGAAGAGGTGTTAATCCAAGATAAGGATGCCTCAACTAATGCGATGATCTACTTACAATTAGATGAACAAATTAAAAACTTGATAAAGCAAAAGGATTCACTAAAGTCTTCCCTTGAAGGTATCGCTGGCGTTACTGATACTGGAATACAGGTGAGGTGGTCTAGCATAGCTGGGCCAACATCAGTAGACAAAGATGAAGTACTTGCTAAACTAGGTTATGTACCTACTAAGCAAGGTGCAGATTCATTACGGTTAACAATCAAACAATCTGGAGGAAAGTAAATGGCTGCAAACGAAAACACAAAGTTTCAAGTAAACTTTAAGACAAGTAGTGGAACACTTATTAATCTTTATGCAACTGATATCAAAGAACTAGAGACAGGTCTTACGGATCTATCAATGGTATCCACTCTTATCAAGTCAACAGATGCAGAACTCAACGGTGGTAAAGCACCAGCACCTACTGCTGAGTCAGTAGCACAGTCATTCAATACAGCTCCTGTTCCTGCACCTGCTGTTGTCGAAGGTCAGGCACCTAGCTGTAAGCACGGTGTGATGAGTTTCCGTACAGGTACTTCTGCTCGTGGCCCTTGGAAGGGCTGGATGTGTGCTGCTCCAAAGGGTGCAGTAGATAAGTGCGCAACTATCTGGGCTTAATGAATGCGGGAACCACACGAGTTTGAGGTTCCTTTATGTGCTCAGGTAGGTGGAGATCTTTTCTTTCCTGAAAGGGAGAACGAAGGCAAGCTTGCACGTCTGAGCATTGCATCAGCAAAATCAATCTGTCGTGGTTGTCAACACATTACTGAATGTGCTGAGTGGGGTATCCGTAAGGAACGTCACGGTATCTGGGGTGGACTCACTGATAGTGAGCGAAAGAAGATACGCAATCAACGACGAATAACATTGGAAGAGGAGAAGAGTGCTTAACCTATCCCGTGCCTGGGGCGGTGTGACTACCAAAGCCACACCACTTCCTGACGTGTGGAAAAATCTAGTTAAGCACTCTATCAAGTTCCGTCGCGGTCAAGTCTGTATGGTCGCTGCTGCACCTAATGCTGGTAAGTCAATGTTTGCATTGATATATGCAATCAAAGCGCAGGTTCCAACGTTATTCTTTTCTGCTGATACAGACACAGCAACAGTAATGATTCGTGCTGCTGCTCATCTTTCGGGTCACTCACAACTGACTGTCGAAAACAATATCAATAAAAGCCAGCGTTACTACGATCCTTATTTGGCTAAGGCTTCTCACATTCAATGGGTCTTTGACTCCAGTCCGTCTCTTGATGATATTGAGATGGAGATTAAAGCCTATGTTGAACTCTACGGTGTGATGCCAGAGTTGATTATCATAGACAACCTAATGAATGTGGCAGCAGAGACAGATAATGAATGGGCTGGGCTTCGTGCAATTATGATGGAGTTGCACGATATGGCACGTAAGACTGAGGCTTGTGTGCTTGTACTCCATCACGTAAGCGAACAGAGCGAGTATGGTTCTCCTATGATGCCACCACCTAGACGTGCTATTCACGGAAAGGTGAGTCAACTACCAGCTCTAATCCTTACGCTTGGGTACGATCCTTCACAGGGTCTACTTCGGATAGCATCAGTCAAGAATCGTTTTGGTCCACACTACGCAGATGCTTCACAATGGGCATCTTTATTTGTAGACTTTGGTTCTTGTCAAATAGGCGATGATGATGCGCAAGGTAGGGCCTACCTGCGTGGCAACAACGAGGAGAGTACATATGGTGCTATCTAATGGCGAATAAGAATGGACGCAAAGGTTCTCAGTTTGAGACAGATGTGATGAAATGGTTACGCAGTAAAGGCGTAATAGCAGAACGTCTGACCAAGGCTGGGGCAAAAGATGAAGGTGATATGGTTGTTATCATATCTGGAGAAACCTACATCTTAGAACTCAAGAACAGGCAGACCCTTTCCCTGCCCGAGTTCTGGAGAGAAGCACAAGTTGAGGCGCTTAACTATGCGAAGGCACGAGGGCTTGGGGAAGTTCCTATGTCTTACGTCGTAGTTAAGCGTCGCAACGCTTCAATAGATCAGGCTTGGGTAATCCAAGACTTAACTCAATTCCTAAAGGAGAAACAATAATGCCAGTACCAGGTGGAGAAATAACAACAACAGAGATACTAGTACCAGAAGTTGTACCAGTTGAAGAGGTAGAAGATGATTTGCCAGAACTGCCTTAAAGGTGGAGAAGAGAACGGCCTTGCTCACTACAAGCGTTCAGCTCATTGGCACGATAAGTGTGATGATAAGGGGTGTGTATGTCAGCACAAGACTGGTCCAGGATACGTAAAGCGGGACGGTACAAAGGTTCCGTTGATGCAACTTCAATCCCCATAGGGACTATTGTTTCCTATTACGGTGGAGAAGTAAGAGAAGGTAAGTCAGCAGCAGTTCGTTGCTGTATACATACAGACAGCAGACGTAGTGCTGTGATGAACACGTATGACAACCTTTACTTCTGCCACACCTGCGGTAAGGGTGGCAGTTCAGTAGATGTTGTTATGCACATAGAGAATTTGGAGTTTAAGGATGCCCTCAATCGCGCAATCGAAATCATTGACGGAAGCGGCCAAACATTACAGTCGAAACATAAGCGCGGAAGCTCTAAGTTATCTAGAAGAACGTGGAATATCTGATGTTATTGCCAGCCAGTACTTGTTGGGTACGGTTACAGATCCTATCAATGGTCACGAGATGCACCAAGGTTGGCTTTCTATTCCTTACATTACTGCTTCTGGTTCTTGCGTTGGGTATAAGTTCCGCAGACTAGATGATGGCAAACCAAAGTATGGATCTCCAACAGGACAGAAGGCACACCTATATAACGTAGGTGATATAACTATTGATTCCTCTTACATTGCAGTATGTGAGGGTGAACTAGATGCTGTGGTCCTGTCTGGATTGATAGGCATACCAGCAGTGGGTGTACCTGGTGTACAAGCTTGGAAGCCACACTTTCCAAAGCTATTTACTGGTTACGATACTGTCTTTGTTATTGGTGATAATGATATTAAAGAAGATGGCACTAATCCTGGTGCTGAGTTTGCTAAGCGTGTCGCGCAAGAGGTTTCTAATAGCACAATAGTAACATTACCCCCATCAATGGACATCAATGACTTCTATCTGGCTAAAGGCTTAGATGCAACGAAGGCTTTGTTACTAGGTGAGAAGGATGAGTGATGCTGAATGGACTATAGTGGTACAGACTTTGCAGCATATGGGCTTTCAAGTCCTGAGCCTAGACAGATCCAACGAGATACTGGTAGTAAGACCGCAACCAACCCGTTAGTAGATCACGCTGCCGTTACTGGCTATCGTGCAATAGGTGTATCAACTGAGGACTTAACATCCTTCATTGAATCCTTTGCATCCCTTCGTGCTCAACGTGTTAAGGGTGTAGGCCACGAGCAGTATTCCCACGCTAAGGGTCAGAAGTTTGAGTCCTTTACTACATCAGACACCATTAGAGAATTGATTGAAGAGCTGGCAGATGCCAGCAACTACATAGACTTCCTTGCTATCAAGCTACTGAACATCCAACACACTATAGATTTGGTGCTACCTGACTGTGAGTGAACTACATAAATCCATCTACGACATAGCACCTAGCGTTGCTAGTGCAATAGCCCGTCGCTTTCGTGGTTACGTAGAACGAGATGATGTATTACAAGAGTGCCTTGCTTGGGCATTAACACGTGGCAAACAGTTTGATGAGATGCTTAGTGAACCTAATCCAGTCCAACGTGTTATTAATGAGAAGCGTATAGCCTGGCAGATGAAGCGCACTGCTGAGCGTTATGCTCGTAAAGAGAAGGCCGCTAAGTCTGGCTATCGTACAGGTGATGAAGCCTTCTACGATACAGCTATGATTGCACAGGTATTGCCACACGTTATTGCATCTATCGTTGATGATACGGTGCTAGAGCAGGCTCAGAACCTTGTAAATGATGGCTCACCTAAGAAGCCTAGCGTTCCAGCAGAAGGTGGCAACCTGCTTGCTACCTTGATTGATGTCAAGCGTTCATACTTAAAGCTTGAAGTAGAAGACCAGACCATACTTCGTATGCGCTACCACGAAGGACAGACCTTACAACAGGTAGCAGGTATCTTAGAGTGTGCAGTATCTACTGCAGATCGTAGATGTACCAGCGCATTACGCAAGGTACAGAATGGCTTGGGCGGTGACAACCCTTGGCAATAACCTTTACCTTTAAGTGTATTTGTGGGGTACAAATTACCGCAGATACTGATAAACAATTAACTGCTTCATTAGATCGTCACTCAAAGAATAGTTCTATCCATAAACTGCAAGGTTGGGATGGACATAGTGGGATTGGTAATGGTCAATGAAAGAGATTGATTTATTCTTGTTCCTAATGGATAAGAAGTATCCAGACTTACAGAAGTCAGAGGGTATCTATGACTCCTTCGACTGTATTAGTCGTGACTCTAGTGCATACATAGAGTTGAAGTGTCGCAATACCCACTATCCCACACTACTAATTGAAGAGTTCAAGTATCGAAAGCTCATTACCCAGGCGGCAGAGCGAGATCTCAACCCCTTCTACATCAACTCGACTCCAGAGGGAGTCTTTTCTTTTGACCTAATGGATGTAGCAGAACCAGAGTGGCTAAACCATTGGATGCCAGCGACTACCGAGTTTTCTCGTTCCAACAAAGTAAGTAAGTTAGTAGGTTACTTACCAATAGAAGAGGCAGTAAAGTTATGATCTATGACTACAAGTGTGGCAAATGCAATTCAACTT